TCCCTCGGAGTTGTCCCTTTTATAAAGAGAGACCATTGCTTGTTTGTTAGCTGGACGATCAACCAAGGACAGTTCATCTAACTCAAGTTGTTTAAGTAAATTAGGCATCATAAGATTCCTTGGTTGCACGACCACCTATTGAGAAGGCCGCAAGTTCACCAGATTTGACCTTATCCCAAACGTCATCATCGTAGACTTTAAACGCTACAACCCAACCTTCTCGGTCACTCTGGATGCCAAGGGATTCACCAATCTCTTTAGTGACAGGCATTGAGTGGATAACCGCCCCAATCTGATCCCCTTTGTGCATTTCTTTACCGACACGTACATGTTCCATGAAGTTGTTCACGGCTTTAACAAGTGTCTCTGGTTCGATAATATCTCCTTGGCGATCAATAACAGGTTCGCCTTTTTCGGTAACGACTGATGCCCAACCATAAACGAGACGCTGTTCGTCATCGGCTTTGAGTATCTGTCCTTCAATGTTTGTTTTTGTAAGTTCTGACACCGAGGCTCCTCCCTCCCACATTCTACAGGACCAGTATCCTGCCGTTGTTTTGTCCTTCTTTGTGTCGCACGAATGTCTTGAACGGAAGTTGGCCCTAGCTTTTGGGTTGTCCCTCCGTATCTCCATGTTGGGGTCTCCGAAAGCCACACGCTTGATCTTTCCTCCGCTTTGTACGAATACTTCAAACTTCTTATTGCCGCCTTTAATACGACGAGGTTTGTTTAAGGTGACTTTCTCGCCTTGATACTCAGCCTTGGCAAAGTCTTCCTTCATAATCTCTTGGATAACTACTCTGAGAGCCTCTAAGCGGTCCTGGGAGGGGGCTTCTTCAGTTTCCTTGTCGTAGTATGCCATATAAGCCTCATGGCTCTCTCCGGGCATATAATGTGCCTGTCCTTGTGCATCAGGGTGAGCATGTGTGCTACCGTTCATGCCTAAGTCCATACTCCTTACTCTGGCTTCAGCCTCAGTGGAAAATACATCGTTGGCTAGTTGTCCCTTATTAATACTTTTCTTAGTACTAGAAGCGTGGGAAGAAGGCAGAAGGTCTTTGTCATGGTTAGCTGATTTGGACCCCGACACAATACGCAGGAAGCTGTTTACTCTAGCCATTGCCCATTGCTCAGGTGATTTTACACTAGGTCTTACACTTCCGGGATTGGTCTTGTAGGCACCTACACCACGACGATAAACAGCCTCTAGCATAGAGGTAGTTACCTTGTGCTTAGACTTAGCGTTATGCTCTTTTACTTTATTCTGTAGTCCTGCTTTTGGCATTATACGTTTCCTGTCAGATCATTCTTGATAAGCACACCTTGGAAAGATGCAGCTACAGCGTTATTGATTGTGTTAGATACGGCCCTACACTCCATATCAGTCTTCTCCTCTAACTTCTGAGGGTATTCAAACTTAGTAATAAGCTGATTACTCTGAAGAACATTTATGAAGCGACTTCTGAACACATTACTTCCAAAGTCTTTTGTCACAAAGCTACAGGTTACAAACTTGTTAGACTGAGATAAGGCGGCAGTGAAGTTAATATCGTCTAAGTATAAGGTGTATCCAGCAGGTACAGTGTAAGCGGCGATCTGTGTCTGATTACCTAGTCCTAAGTTAGAGTATACCACAGAGCCATCTACATTCTGTATGTGTATTGTTCCAGCAGAAGTACCACCTGTACCAGCTAAGGTAACAAAGGCTCTGTTAACCCTGATCCAAGTGCCAGATACAGCAACAGGAGTAGTGCCATTTAGTTCTACTTCTACAGACTGTTCATTGTAGTTAGCGTCTAAGCCCTCTACCCTTACCTTATTAGCACCTGTGTTTCCATTAGCATCAGCAGCAGCATCACTAACAACATAAGCTGTAAAGGAAGCATCAGGCCAAGGATAGTTACCACCTTGCGCCCATACAGTCTCTTCATCGCCGTTTACATCAGGATTGTAGCCAAACTTGAACAAGGTCTTGTAACCAGTAGACTCACCCTTAGACACAGCAAGATGGTTATGCTCGTAAAGGTGTCTAGTCCAAGTTGGCATTATACGCTCCTACAACGTAGTATTACCGCCCTTTGGATAGTTGTGGATATACTTGTAGTAATAGTGCAGACAAATGTGTAGTCTCTTCCATTTACTCCACCACCGATATAAATAATTGCGGTGTTTCCCGACAAGGCTTGTTGTATGTTCTGTATACTATCGACTATAGAACCGCTGCTTGCTGTAGTAAGGTCGTGACCAGCAGCTAATACAGTTTCAGCAGGGTTAGCATTAGACCTTACAGACCAGACCACTGTACTAATAGTAAACCCAGAAACAATATCAGACCAATCAATACTGTAGTCTAACAGTTCGTCTGGGTCTTTGTTGGGCCAAACTAGGCTCATATCTTACGTTCCTCTTATGCAGCTAGGTTTTGAGTGGACTTTAGTGGCTTAACTTGTCTAGGGGTACTAAACGAAGGTCTTACAGTCCTGTTAGCAGGGAACCCAGCATGTTGTGACCTCTTTGTGTTATACAAGTGCTTTATGGCCTCAAAGTCGAAGTGTATACCTGTAGCTGTAAGTGTTCCTAGCGAAGCGGTTAAGGTGTAGCTAGGGAAGAATACTGTAGCTGCAACACCAATATTACCAAGGCTTAAGGTTCCAGAAACACTAGGTATAAGCGTTGAAGCGGCTACACCAAGTCGTCCTACCGTTAGTACACCCTCTATTCCACTAGGGAATCCATTAGCACCCCCCGTAACGGTAATAGATAAGTTCTCGCTTTGTGTAGCCTCTACACCACTTGGGGCAGTGTTAGCATTAGCAGCAAAAGTTACGTTGCCTAAGCCAAGGGTAGCAAGTCTAGTAGTACAAGTAGCGTTAGAAGTAGATAGGGTTACAATACTTCCCAGACTTGCAGATATAAGTATACTGTCAGCAGAGGATATAATTTCAGTTGTCTGAGGTTCTATACCCGTCAGGTTTTCAGATAGTGTAACTAGCTGAGAATCTACAGTTAGTGTGTTAAACGACCTTAAGGTGGGAGTACCAAGACTAACAGTTAAACCTAATCCGCCTACAGGTTGATCAACAGCTATAGGAGCATCTAAGGCACCAAGGGACACCGTAAAGTCAAAGTCTGTCTGTGTAGGGCCAGCAGTAGGTGAACGAGAAGCGTAGGGATATATTACATCATTAGCAGGTTGATTAGGTTCTGCTACAAGTTCTACCCTAGACGTACTCAAGTACCATTGGGGGTCAGGTAGTCCTACAGTACCAATATCAAAACCATCTACAAAAGATGTTATAGCGGGAGTTATACCTAAGTTAGAACTAAGAGTACCTTCAACTCCTGACAGTTCCTTGCTTATATTAGCTTTGATTGTACCCAGTGAGGAGGTAACTAAAAGCGTATGTTCTTGCGAAACAGGGGTGCCATCAGGGAAATTAGAAGAGGTAATCTGGGGCTGCAATCGGAACCCGTAGGAAATCCAAGCCGCCCCACGTACGTCAGTTGTCTTATCAGTACCAAAAGAGTTACGTTGAACAGTACCAATAAGGAACCCTTTGTCCGAATCGTATTTCTGTAGTAGGTAGTGTTTATTTTCGTTAGGCCACTGTATCTCACCAACTTGGCCTGTAATAAGACTATTAAAGTAAGTGTCAGTATCAGTTGGGTCGTAAGTGTTTATTGATCTTACTTGACCTATAATAACATTAAAGAGTGTAGGATCAGAAGCAGGAAAAGTAAGGGTAGCTAATAGGGGGTCATCAATAGTGCTAATAGTTGCAGCATTACTAACTATAGTCTCAGAGGGTAAGTGGTTAAGGTTTACCGTAACAGGTTTGGCTACAGCATCGTAACCAAGGGAACTTTCATAAGTGGCTGGGTAGGTGTAGTCACCATTAACTAGGGGTACCCAAGAGGACTGAGAGACTACAGGATCAGAGGTTAATTCTGCCGTGGTCTTAGTCTGTACGGATAAAGCTCTATCACCCCTTATAGCCTCGTCCCAAACAGGTGCTGAGGTAGAGCCAT